ACCTAATAATTTGTTTCCAATCTTACTACCGACATCACCAATTTTTTTAATAACGTTTTTTGCTACTTCTTGACTCTTTTCCTTAATTTTATCACTTACATAATCTGCAACTTCTGATTTTAAATTCTCAAATGGAAGTGTGGGGTCAGGAAGATTAATACTAATTTTTGTAACACCTGGTAAACTACCAAGTGACAATGGATTGTATAATCTTGGATTTACAAGTCTTGAAAGTTCTGATTTTTGGATACCATATCTAACATCAGTTCTAAGTTTTTGTGCATTTCTACGTTGTAAAATACCTTGTTTTGCAAGAAAACCAATACCCTCTGGTGTTAATAAAAACTTACCAGTTCTCTCTAAACCACCAATTGCATTACCTATATATTCGTTTGGTGATCTACCTAAAACAGCTCCACCTATATCATTTATCATTCCACCTGCAAAATCTATTATTTTAGCTATTGTGTTATTACTAGCAAATTGTTCTACTCCATCAAATCCCCAACGGTCATCTATATCTTTAATAACAAATGGTTGAGTAAAAAATCTAGTTGACTTTCGTAAACCCAATTGATTACTGGTTTTTCCTTGTGCATATAAATTTTCTAAAAAATTATTTTCTGTATGTTTTATTAATAATCTTGATTTTACATCATCAATATCAATTTGAAATCTTTTCTTTTCATTAAATGGTAAAATAACATTCCCACGTGAATCTTTTTTATTATCTTTTGGAAAATTAATTTCACCCCTAAACTTATTTGTATCAAATGTTTGTAGTCCTAAATCTTTACGAATTGGTTCAGCTTTATTTTGTGCAGTATATGGTTTTATAGAAAAATCACCTTTTTGGTCTAATACATTTGCTTTAGTTATTGTATTACTACCTATAATAAAATCTGTTTGTCTATTTCCATTTTTGTTTAATATAAAACCTTTAGCATTAACATCTGGAAAACTATTTACACCTTGTAAACTTGGTGTTGGTTTTTTAGGAGTCGGTGTCATAGGCCCTGTTAACTTTGCCTCTTGTGATACTATTCCTTTTAAAGCATCTTTTTTTGCATTTTGTGCATTTGCTCTTTGTTGTAAGAAATTATCTGTAACACTTAAGGTAGGTTTTTTTATCGCAGGTGTTGTTTTTGGAGGTGCATTTTTACCAACAAACCCACTATCTTGAGATTTCTTTTTAGTATCTTCTGCAGATGTTTTAGCTTTTGGCATTAGTCCATAATCCTAACTAGTTTTCCTAATAACTCGTGAGTTCTCGTATCACTTGATTGTGTGGATTGACCTCTTGCGGCTGCTGATCCTGCTGCTGCTCCTGTTGCACCAGCTGTATTATTTCTTACAGTTCTTGCTAAAGCTTCTGTACTTAATCCTAATGATTTTGCCAAAGCGTCTCTTTGAAAAGCATTCATTTTAGTAAATTCAGCTTCACTACCTGCTAATCGAGTAATTTCTTTCATTAAACCTTCTTGGTCACCACTAAACGCTAATTGTCTTGCTTTATCAGTATTAATTTGTCTACCAAGTAACAATGAAGCTGTCTGTGAAGCTTCTATTGAAGTTTCAAAATCAAGTAACGATTCGGTTATACCTTTTACAGCACTCATATCTAAACCTAATTTTCTTGCAGCTATACCAGCTCCAATTAAATTTTGACCACCTTGTTTAGCAAATGAGGCAAAAAACTCAGAGTTCTCTGCAATATCTTTCATTACAAGTGCAGGAGCAACACCTGCCGCTTCAATCATTGCAGCGTTTGTTCTAATTTGATTTAACAATACCTCTCTACTTGCACCTGATATTGATTCCATTATAGAGAGTGTACCTGATAATTCTTCACTTGTTTGACCAGTTGCAGCAGCGGTTCTTGCAAAACTTAAGCTAAGTTTTACTGATTCTTGTACACTTGCACCCAAATCTTTTCTTATTGCAGTTTGAGCGTTTTTTATATCCTCTACATCTAAACCATACGCTTTGGCAGCAAGTCCTAATATTTTATTTTGAGTATTTAATTTTGCAGCCGTGGATACTGAAACACCTAACTCTTTACGAGTATCAGCAATCGCTTTTTGAAATTTAATAGCAGCTAAAAGAGCTATACCAATACCAGCTGCAAATTTTGCTCCAGTGCTTACTAACCCACTAAAAACATCTTTAATATCTTGATAACTTTGATATAATTTAACAACACCACTAAACTGTTGTGCTAGTTCTTCTGTAATTCTATCTTGAGCATCAAGAGCTCTAAGTGCTTGACGAGCTATATCTTTATCAACTCTTAGTTTTTTACCAGATTTTAATAATAATTCTTCAGACATTAACAGTATAGAATTATTAGTTTGTTTTATAGTACTAGTTAATTTATCTTCTTCTGCTAATAGTTGAATTTTTGTTTGTAGTCTACCAACTATGTCTTGTACTATTTTAGCTTCAACTTTAGATGGTGCTCCTGCCTTTGCCATAAATGTTCCTTATCTAACCGTATTGTTTAATAGCTCTTTGTAACGCGGCGTCTTTTTTTGCTTTAGTGTTTAGTCTTTTATCCATTCGTTTTTGAAGCGTTTGTAAAACTTCATAATCTTTTTTAAATTGAGGGTCTTTGTCTGCTAAGGTTTTTAAAGCCGTTGAAGATGCTTTTTTACCAACATTTGTAAAAAGTTTTTGAATGAATTTATCAACGATACCTTCATTTATTTTTTTATATTTGGACATTTGTATCTCCGGATGATATTAAGTGTTATAACTCAATAATAAATATCAGTAATACAGAAAATTACTTTTTATGTTTGTTCATTTCTTTTTGTAATTCGTCTGCTTCTTTCTTATAGAAAGTTTGTAATCGTTTTAAATAGAATGTACGAAGATATATAGGTAAGTTGTAGGCATCACTAAAAGTGAAACCACCTTTTGAGTGTAATATTAGTTGAAATATTTCCTCGTGTATTACAAGTTTATACTCCGGTGTCAGGCCAAAAAAATCGTACGGTTATCGGAACCGCTACCTTTATTTCCTTTCCACTTATATCAGTAATTTTTACGTTCATATCTACATCTGGTGTGATTGATGATAAATATTGTCTAAATGCTAAAGAATCTCTTGATAAAAACTCATTATCTACAAAGTTATTTATATATGATTTTTCAGAATTACCATCTACTGAAAGTATCATATGTTTTAAACGAGTAGTGAGTCCTGAACTATCATCTTTAGATATTTTTTTCTTTGCTTTTATTTCCGATTCTATATTACTTTCATCTTTACCAGTCAATAGTTTAAATGTAACTTCTCTTTCTGAAGTTGGTAATTTAAAATTAAATTCATTTTTACCTTTAGAAAATTTAGAAAAATCTATATCTAATGGTTCAAGTGTTGATAAGTCTGTTGTTTGTTCTTCTCCATCATACTCAAATTCATAATCCTTACCATATCCAAGAATACGAGCGGCTAACATAATTGCATTCTTATCACCAATTAACATATCATCTATTTTAATTGATGTATCTACAATTAATGATTCCAATAACTTATCAATTACCGTACCTCGTTGTATTAAGTTTTGAGAGGTAAGAATATCTTCTTCTTTTGCGGTCATATATTTTACTTCTACTTTGCCACTTGAAAGTGGATGACCTTCAAAGTAAAAATACCCTTTAGATGGCAAGTCTACCATCTCTGTAGGGAATTTGTATTCAGCCATAAATGACTCCTTTGTGTATTAAATTAATAACCAATTATAAATATAACCTTTTTGTTCGAAATAACTAATTATTTTGACGGTGCAAATTTCTCTTTGATTGGTTTAAGAATCATATCGAAAACGATATCGTCATATTTTGTCGGGGTAAGTTTTACGATTTTTTCTAAAGCGTAAATCGCGATTAAAACATATTCCCAATTTGTTGCTATCCATTCAGTCATTGTATTCTCCTATTAGAATTGTAAGATTGCGTAATCATATTTTAGTGTTAAAGTAATCTCAGCTGGGTCACTTGATGCATAATCTAAATCACCAAAGTTTGCAGATTCAATATATGTTCCTTTTAGAACCCATTCCTCTACTACATCACCAACTGGGCCTAACATATTAAAAGTAATATCTTTTTTATAAAAATCTGAGTATCCGTCACGGCCTGTTACCGATTCGTGTCCTAAACGTATCCATTCCATAACTGATTGAGCAGCTGATGGAACAACTGGGTCATATAATGTTATATCAATCGGTTGCCACGCACCTTTACCCTTAATGTATCGTTTTACATTAATGTGGTCTAAAACTATCTCTTCGAATTGAATAGTTGGTCTGTTCATAGTTTTTATCAAGTATGCGGGAACACCTTCAATATACATAATGAACCGATTTTTTGTTTTCGGTTCAAATGGTGTGAACATAATTTCTGAAGGGTCTAATGTAGCCATTTATAATCTCCTAGCTTTAAAAGTCTTTTATTTCTATCATAAATAAATATCAATTAAACAAATTTTAAGTAAAAAAGAAAAACCCCAATCGAAATTGGGGCTTCTCATTATACGTTACATCTATTTATAAGTTAAACTTACTCAGGAAATGTAGCACCTGTTGGTTGAACAACAAAATCCAACACAATGAACTCAGCAGTTCTTGTAGGTTGAATGAATATTTGTCCAACTAATTGGTTTCTATCCACAACATCTGGAGTATTATTGGAATCGTCCATTACTACTCTAAATGCACTTAAACCACTATTCTGTTGTACCTGTTCAAGATAAGGATTTACAATATTCAAGAATCTGTTTCTTGTTGCTGATGTATTTTGTTCAAATACCAAGAATCTTGAAGTACTTGCAATAAACTTTCTTAATGCAATTAACAATCTACGAACATTGATTCTATCAAGTGCTGATGGTCTTGATTGTAGTGTTTTCTGTCCGAATACTACTACACCTTGACCTGGAAAAGAAGCTATTGGATTGATTCTATTCTCATAGAGGTCATCACGTTCTGCGTGAGTCAATCTTGTTTTTGCTTCTGTTACATTTGTTAATCCACCACGATTCAAACCTGCTGGTGCGAACCATTCGTGAGCTACACTATCTGTAAAACTAATTACACCAGGTAATACTACTGAAGGTGGTACAAATACAGGACTATTAGTGTCTCTATCTATAATCTTCACCCACGGGTAATATATACCAGCGTAATTTGTATCTAATGTCTTAATAGCTGACTTTACAGTATCTATACTATCATTTAATCCAGATGCGTCCATCACATAGAAAGCGTCTGCTCGAGCCTCCATCTTAGATATTGCGTGATTAGTTACCGTTGAGTGTAATCCGTGAATTACACCAGGTAGTGCTAATAAATTAATATCAAATTCATCAGGATTACTGATAGAGTTTATAGCTCTCTTGTATGCAACAGAACCACTAGCCGCTGAATCTGATAAATCAAATCCCATAGTGTTTGTATTTACAATATCACCACCAGTCTTCACTGCCACTGCTGGGTTTGCTCCATCAAATCCAAATTGGAAAGGAACAAGGAATTTTCTCTGTTGTATTGCTGAATTTGTAAG